CACTAACGCCTTTGGTACGATCAAGCGTATGGTAGCAGCAGGTCGTGATGTGGAGGATACATTATCACAGATAGGGCGGTGGTACGGAGCAGTAAGTGATTTAAATGAATGTCAACGAAGGGCAGAAAACCCACCACTATTTAAAAAGATTGTTGCGTCACAGTCTGTTGAGCAAGAGGCAATGCAGGTATATGCTCACCAGAAAAAGATACAGCAACAAGAGAAGGAACTCAGAGAACTCCTGATGTATTCCTACGGGCCAAACGGCTACAAAGAGTTGGTAGAGTTACGTAGGAAGATTAAGGAGCAACGAGAGAAGACTGTATACGCACAAGAGCGTAGACGTAAAGCGTTATACTGGAACACAATACAAGCCGCAGGTATCCTGGTATTAGCCTCTGGTGTTTACTTAACAATCTCTTGGATCATGGGACAAGGAAATGGATGAACAAACGAAAGACATGTTGGACGTTACTGCAATATCTACGGCTATACTATCGCTAGCATCTTGGCTACCACCTGTAGCATCACTGCTGACAATCATATGGCTAGGTATTCGCATCTATGAGTCTGACACTGTGCAGAAACTTGTGCATGGTGAAACAAAGAAAGAACTTGACAAACAAGACTAAATAGTGTATAATATATGAGTATTTTAAATAGTTTAATAGGGCCAGTGACAGGTCTTTTAGATAAATTCATAGAAGATAAAGATAAGAAAAACCAAATCGCCTATGAACTATCTACTATGGCTGAGAAACATGCTCAGGAATTACTTAAGGGTCAGCTAGAGGTCAACAAGACTGAAGCGGCACACAAGAGTTTATTTGTCGCGGGATGGCGTCCTGCCATTGGTTGGATATGTGGACTAGCCTTATTCTATTCTACCATCCTAGCTCCAATACTAGGCATCTGGTTTACTGTCCCACCTGTTGATAGCTCATTACTCACAAGTGTACTGATGGGCATGTTAGGCTTAGGTGCTATGCGTACAGTAGAGAAGACTAAGAACGTACAGAGAGAACGATAATGGGTGGTGGTGGATTCGGCAGAGCCTACGCAAGCGGCTCAAACACACAGATAAATAAAGCTGCTTTAGCTAAGGCCGCTGCTCGTGCGCCTAAGACTGTAGGTTCTGTCATATCTAAACAACAAGAAGAACTTGTCGATTTATACTCTAACCCTTTTTCATCTACTATAGATTCTCCTAGCATTGGTCTACCAGAACCTATTAAAGTTACGGGTTCTAGAACTGAGCCTACTACACCTGCGTTTAAAGCAGGAGATAGGGAAGATGTATATGACGACGCAGGAAACAAAGTAGGCTTTACTCTTTACAAAGAACAAAAAAGCTATGACGGCTATGGTAATGTAACAGGCAGTAAGGTAGTTCCTCGCACTACTTATTATGCTCCTTCAACTGTACAAAAAACAGCAGAAAGAAAAAAAAGCTACGGAGATAAGAGCATTGCAGACATAGCCGCACAGTTGGAAGCGGAAGCTCCTGCTAAGGCTAGAACAGGGATGGATTTATATAGCGAGTTTGACCCCAATCGTGGAGCTATGCAGGGCTACAGTGTTGACTCTTATAACAGAGAAATAAATGTAGAACAGCCTTTGCTCCAAGCGTTTCAAGATTTAGAAGTACCTGCGTATAAAGAGTTTGATGTTCCTGAGTTAGACACTGGCGGTCTTGATTACGATAAGACAAAACTATACACTAACTACGGTAAGCGTGGACAGCTAGAGTTTCCGAATGAAGCTGCTAGACAAGAGTATTACGAAAAAGAAAGAACAGGAACTTTCCACGATGTTTCTGAACTACTAGGTATTGATTCAGAACTAGGTCAGCAAACAATGGTGTGGGTTAAGAATCCACCAGAGCCTAGTAAGTGGGAGAAGTTTTTAGGCAACCCTGTACTACAGGTTGTAGGGCTGTTGAATCCTACTGTTGCGTTAGCAACTACAGGAGCTAAGTTAGCTTCAGGTGTAGACGTATCTCCTGTTGAGTTAGCTAGTAGTGCCTTAACTGGTTTAAACATGGCGGGAGTAACTAAGCCTCCTGCACTAGGTGACATACCTGTTGGTGGTGGGCCGCCTCAGATGACTAAAGGCACTGGCTTGTTTGGTACTACTTACGGACAAACACAGACTGCATTAAACGTAGCAGCCGCAGGAGATGCCAAAGGTGCTGCTATTGCTTTGGTAGGCAATGACATTATTAAAGGTGGGTTAGACAAAGTAGGGCTAGACCAAGCGACTATTGAACGTGCAGGTATCCAGTACGATGACTTTGAGGCAGGGTTAGGTAAGACTGTACAAAAACTAGCAGCAGGTGAGGAGCTAGATGAGGCTCTTGCATTTGGTTTAGGTACTTATATCAGAGAAGGCGGTACACTAGGCTCTATTGATTTACCTGAGACTAACATAGACTTAGGCGTTATTGAAGACGTTGTTAGAGATATTGTACGCCCTATTGGTAAAGTAGGTACAGCCCTTGCTGACTTTGTTGAAGAGGCTATGCCTGATATAGACGTAGATATAGATATAGATACTAGAGCATTACGTCCTCTTGAAGATGTTATTAAAGCAGGTGGTAGAGCAACTGAAGATGCTGTTAGGGCGGCAGGTAGTGTTATAGATGATACTGTTATACAGCCTATCAGAGAAGCAGGAAAAGAGTTTGATGATGTAGTAACACAGCCTGTTGGTGACGCTCTGTCTGCTTTAGATACAGCCATTAGACAGGCTCTTCCAGACATTGACTTACCAGATGTAGACCTGCCTAGTATTGACCTACCTAGCATTGACTTACCTTTTGACTTACTACCTTCTCTTATGTCAGACACAGGTCAAGACTTTATACCGTCACCTACACGCACAACAGACAGCTTGTTTAATGATGAGTTGTTTAAGTTTGAAACAGAGATAGGTATCAGCGATTACCCACTAGTAGACGAAGAACTAGAGTTGTTTTACCCAGAGTCTGCGCCACAGTTAGACTACGCACCAGATTATGACAACTTCTTTGAAAACACTATTTACGAAGCTAAACCACGGAGTTACGATTTCTAATGACTTACTTACAACTGGTAAACAGCGTACTACGCAGACTGAGGGAGGATGAAGTAACTACTGTTGCTCAAACATCCTACTCTAAACTTATTGGTGAGTTTGTCAATGACGCTAAACGCACCGTAGAAGACTCTTATGATTGGACTGCACTACGCACTACTCTCACTGTGTCAACTACAACAGATACATTTAACTATGTACTTACTGGCTCACAGAACAGAATGAAGTTGTTAGATGTTGTTAATGACACATCAGATTGGTTCATGCAGTACCGTGGCTCACGTTGGATGGACAATGCTTTTTTGATTGAGACTCCACCTATAGGCGCACCACAGTTCTACAGCTTTAACGGTGTTGACGCTAACGGTGACAATGCTGTTGATGTATACCCAAAGCCTGACGGTGTATATCAACTACGCTTTAACGTGGTGTTACGTACAGCAGACTTTACAGAAGACACAGACAAGCTAGGCGCACCTTCATCACCTGTCATACAACTAGCCACTGCATTGGGTGCTAGAGAGCGTGGTGAAACTGGAGGCACTAGCGCAGCAGAGTTGTTTGCACTAGCAGATAACACCTTGGCTGACGCTATTGCTATTGATGCGTCACAACATCCTGAAGAAACTATCTGGTATTCTTAATGGCACAACAATTACAGAACATTACCGTTGCCGCCCCTGGTTTTGCAGGTCTTAACACACAGGACTCGCCTATTGGTGTTGATCCATCGTTTGCCGCTGTTGCAGACAACTGTGTTATTGACAAGCTAGGCCGTATTGGTGCGCGTAAGGGTTGGGAAGCAGTATCTAGCAATGGCTCTTCTGTACTAGGAAGCAGTCGTGGCATAGAGACTATGTACGAGTTTATTGATAACTCTGGTGACAAGGTTGTGTTGTCAGCGGGTAACAATAAAGTATTCAAAGGCACTTCAACCTTAACAGACATTACTCCCAGTAGTTATACTCCTTCAGCTAACGACTGGAAGATAGTAACATTAAACAACCATGTCTACTTGTTCCAGAGAGGACATGAGCCGCTGATAGGCACAGATGAGTCAGGTTCTTTTGTGTTAGAAACTATGTCAGCACATAGTCACAGCACTGGTACTGCTCCACAGGGCAACGAAGTCCTAGCAGCCTACGGTAAGCTATTTGTAGCTGACATCACAGGTGACAAGCACACTATCTACTGGTCAGATACACTTAACGGTCACGCATGGACAGGAGGCGCTACAGGCTCATTAGACGTAACTCTTGTATGGCCTACAGGCTTTGACGAGATAACGGCTCTAGCGGCTCACAATGGCTTCCTAATCATCTTTGGTAAGAAGTCTATACTTGTGTACTCAGGTGCGTCCTCTCCTGCCTCTATGACGCTTACAGACACCATAGAAGGCATTGGCTGTATAGCTCGTGACTCAGTACAGCACACAGGCACTGATATACTGTTCTTGTCTGAGACAGGTGTACGTAGCTTTGGTAGGACTATACAAGAAAAGTCTATGCCTATGCGTGACATCAGCAAGAATGTACGCACTGACTTGTTAAACCTGATACCGCTACAGACTAACCCTATCAAATCTCTGTACAGTTCTGAAGAGGCTTTCTACCTACTAACTCTACCAGACAGCAACACTGTGTACTGCTTTGATATGCGTACTGCACTGCCTGATGGGTCACAACGGGCTACAACGTGGTCAGGAATGTATCCTCTGTCGTTTGCTGTGTTGGAAGGTGGTGAGATATACATTGGTATCTCTAGCGGCATAGTTGAGTACACAGGCTATATGGACGGTGCTGTTAAGTACGAGATGAGATACTTCAGTAACCCTATGGACTTTGGTAACACTTCCAATCTAAAGTTCTTGAAGAAGTTTAACATGACCATCATTGGTGGACAGAACACACCTACTACATTGAACTGGGGCTATGACTATACAGCGAATTATACTAAACAAGCGTTTACATTCGGCTCTAGCAACATTGGCGAGTACGGTGTTTCTGAGTATAACACTACAGCAGAGTACACCTCCTCTATTCTAATCAACACACCAAAGGTTAACACTAGCGGTAGTGGTGAGGTAGTAACCATTGGTATTGAGGCAGAGGTTAATGGTGCTGCTTTTTCTATTCAAAAAATTGACATACACGCTCTACTAGGGAGACTTATCTAATGTCTAATTACACTAAGACAACTAACTTTGCTACAAAGGATTCTCTCCCTTCAGGCAATGCTGCTAAGATTGTGAGAGGTACAGAGATCGACACTGAGTTTAACAACATTGCTACTGCCAGTGCCACTAAAGCTGACACTGCTAGTCCTACTTTCACAGGTACTGTAACAGCCGCTACCGTGAACGTCACAGGAACGCTGACGGCTGACACAATTACTGGAGGATCGTACTAATGGCTTTAACTGATCTACTCCGCGCAGGTGGAGAGTATTACTTAGGACAAGAAAACATTGCAGGAGCAGAACAGCTAGGGCGTGAAGCTCAAGCGGGAATGCAAGCGTTAGCTCAACAAGTACCTGAGGCTACACAGTTTAGACCATACACTGTTACTAGTGGTCTAGCTAATGTAGCTGCTACACCTGAAGGTGGCTTAGGCGTTACGTTGTCTCCTGAGCAACAAGCGGCACAGCAACAACTGCTAGGCCAGGCTACAGGGTTGTTTGGTCAGGTAGGTGCAGACCCTGCTACAGCACAGGCAGAGTTATTTGAGCAGATGAGAGCCGTACAACGTCCTGAAGAGGAACGTCAGCGTCTAGCATTGGAAGAGCGTCTGCTGTCACAAGGCCGCTTAGGGTTGTCTTCTGCCGCCTATGGTGGTGCTTCCCCTGAGTTATTAGCTCAAGAGACTGCACGACAGGAAGCTATGGCACGAGCTAACCTAGCCGCTAGACAACAGTCACAGGCAGAGCAGTTACAGGCAGGTCAACTAGGTGGTATGTTACAGGACGCAGGTTATGCGCCACAAGCTCAAGCACTAGACTTATTTGGTGCTGCTAATCTTCCTGCACAGCTACAGCAGAGAGGTCAGTTAGCAGGGGCAGAGTTAGGTAGTCAGTTAGAGCAGTCAGGGTTAGAGGCTCGTCTGCAAGCAGAAGACTTAGCTAATCGTCTACGTTTACAGCGTGACCAAGGCTTAATGACTAGCTTGTTAGGTCAACAGCCTACAATGCAAGAACAGCTAATGAACAGAATCATTGGTGGTGCAAACGCTACTCCTTTGACGGGCGGTAGTGGTTTGTTAGGAGGTATATTACAAAGCGCCACCCAGTACCTACCTTCATGGCTTGGCGGCCCTGCTCCAGTAAGTAGTTCAACTAATCAAGCACTTAACAGTTTAATAAACTCTGCTAATACCTTGCCTAGTGTTGCACAATTAACAGCTACGCCCCAAGCTCCACCAATGTTAGGACAAAGCGGATTTTTAAGTTCTATTTCTCTTCCCACAATTCCAACGTATACGGGAGGAAGTATCTCTGCTGCTCTCACACCTCCACCTATTCCAACATCAGGGCAGTCAATAAACTTAGGCAATCTACAAGCCCCTGCTAACTTTGGCTATCAAATGCCGACACTGCCTATAAACTAAGGAGAACAACAATGGCTAGAACAGATATTGCAGGACTCCTTACAGGCGTACCTAGCGGTGATATTGATCCAATGGCTGTAGGAGGCACTCCTGCACAACAGCGGTTAGCCTTTGGCGCACAACGCGCACAAGGACTACAACGTGCTACTCGTGGTTTAATGGGACAAGACACTAGAACTCCATCAGAGCAACTACAGATGGCTATGGCTAATTTGGACATGTCTAACCCTGATGACCTACGTAAGATTGCTCAGATACAACAGGCTACTGGCGACTTAGCAGGTGCTGCACAGACTGCGGCCAGGATTAAGCAGATGCAACAAGAAGAAGCATCTATTAAACAAACTTTAACGACTAGACAATCTTTAATATCTCGTTTGTCTCAAGATAAAAAATATGAAAATGTTATTCCTTTAGTTGCTTCAGGTGTTTTTGATAATAATTTTGCTGAGTTGTTGCCTATGTTAGCTCCTGAAGAAAAAGGTGTAGAGTTAAGTAAGCCGTTTGCTGGTGAGTATAACGGTAATCCTGTTATGTTGTCTGTGAGAAGCGAAGAGGGGAAGGACGATGTAGTTGTAAACGCTTTAACCCTAAAGCCTGCACCTGCGGGCACTACTATAAATAAAGACGGCACATCAGTAGAAGTAAACTTAGGTCAAGAAGGAAAAAGCGCGTTTATAGAAAAACTAGGCGAAAAAAGAGCAGGCAGTCTTATAGATCAGTTTGAAGATGCTAAAGCAGCTTCTTTAAAAAGCGATGTGATAGACACGCAATGGGATACAATAAGCCAAGGCGCAGGTATTCTGACAGGAACAGGGGCTGAGATAAAACTAGGCGCAGGTAAATTATTAAAAGCTGTCGGTCTAATAAGCGGTGAAGGAGAAGAATTAATAAGCAATACCGAAACATTTATAGCTAATGCAGGTAATCTTGTTGCTGAGGTTATTAAAGCGTTTGGTGCAGGTACTGGTCTTTCTAACTCTGATAGGGAGTTTGCTAAAGGAATTGTAGGCGGTACAATAACTCTTGATGGTGAGTCTTTAAAGAGACTTATTAAGTTACAAGCTAGAGCAACTAGGAAAAAGATACAAGAGCATAATAAACAAATATCTAAGTTGGGTGAAGAAGTAGCTCAATTTGGACTGACTGTGGATGTTCCTGAATTTGCTTGGGCTTATGACCAACAGCCTAAAGTAGATGCTGAAATTCAGAGCCTTATTGATTTATACACACCAAACTCAGGAGCGTCTAGATAATGGCTGAATTAGACCCTGTATTACAACAAGCGGCAGATGCTTTAAAAGCAGCACACGCAGCTGGCGATGCTGAAAACGCTCAAAAACTTGCTAATTATATTAAAAACTATAGCCCCACGCCTATTATAGATACTGCTGTAGAAGAGCCTGTTGGTTATCTAGATCAGCTTGCTACAATTCCTGATTTAATTCCTGACGCTGTTAATAGTTTTATGGAGAGTTTTGACGAAAGAGTTGAGTCAGCTAGAGGAACACGGCAAGCAGTACGTGAAGGTAGAGTTCTGCCTGAAGTGGGAGCTACTATGAACACAGTAGCATTAGGTTTCGGAGTTCCTATAGACGTAATAGCAGAAACAATAGGCACAGGAGTTAAAGGAGTCAGTCTGTTAATTCCTGACGCTATGGAAAAACCTGTTGTTAATGCTTTTGCAACAGCAGCTAATACTGTATTAAGCACTTCAGCAGGACAACTAGCTTTACAGGCTTTGGACGGAGGAACAGAAGAGTACCAAAGACTAAAAAAAGAAAACCCTGAAACATTCAAAGCAATAGAAGCCGCTGTAAACATACCTTTGCTTTTAGGGCCTAGCGTGTTTTCTAAGCCTGTGTCTAATTCAATAGGTTCGGCAGGGACTAGAATTGTAAACACTAGTGATAAAAAAATAGCTCAGACAAAAGAAAAGTTTGTTAATGACCTAATAAAACCAGTACAAACAAAAAAGGTTTTAGAGGAACAGCTACCAAGAACAAGGGTAGAAGGTGTTTTACAGAAAGCTGTAGTAGAGTTAACTCCTGATGAGAAGGAGATGTCTGTACTATTACAAAGCATCCCTAGCGTGTCTTACGGTAAAACTTTAAAACATAATGGGATTGTTATTCGCAATAATATATATAAAAAAGCAGACGATCTTATTAAAAAACTAGATAAGCAAGAAAAAAACAGAATAGCTGCTACAGGAGCTACTGGTCGTATTGATGCACAACAAGTATCTGACCGTTTAATAAAAGACGTACAAGATTTAATTGAGACTAATCCTCTAATCAAAGGTCAAAAACCTTTACAGGACACAGCTAATGCACTGCTAAATAAAACTTTACAGCTTTTAAAAGATAAGCCCTTAACTCCTGCAAATGTTTTAAGAGTTCGTCAAGACTTAGATAAGTTTATCTTAAAAAACAAAGGTAGTGTGTTTAACGCAACAGACGAAAATGCTTTGAGTGTTCCTTTCAGAACAATTAGAGAAACTTTAAACAGTGTTGTTGACGAGGCTGTACCAAGCGCAGGAGTTAAAAAGTCTCTTAGAGAACAAACGCTGATGTACAGAGCGTTAGATAACATAAACCCTAAAGCAGCGGAAGAAGCCGCGACAATACTAGGAAGAACAGTACAGAATATAACCAAAGTTCTTCCTTATGACAGCCAAAGAGGGCTTTGGTTAGCTAATGCCGCAATGTTAGGAACAACAGCAGGGACTGCTTTGTCTTTTCCACAGTTGATACCGTACATGGCAGGTGGTTTAGCTTTGACAGGACTAGGCAGGGTCACTATGGGATCTGCTGCTCCTGCTAGAGTTAAAAAGTTATTTGGTCAATTATTACAAGCTACGGATAAAGCAATTAAAACTTCAAAAGACACTACAATGCTAAAGCAGTTACACGCTGATAGAATCTATATTGCTGATGCTTTAAAAGGATTGGCGACAGAAGAGGAAGAAGACGTACCAGAGTTACTTGCTAGACCATAACTAAAAAGCCCTATGTAGATGACTGCATAGGGCTTTTTAGTACCTACAACATTTACACTATCTCACACGCACCACCTACACAGGCCAACTCCTGGCTACCTGTTGTGTTGTCATCCTGCTCAAACTGTTCCAGAGCAGACCAGTCTACACTCACTGGCATAGCCGCTAGTAACTCCTCAT